TGTTGCCAAGTACGACGCTGCTTCTGGTGCCCTTGTTGGCATTCTGCGTGGCGGGATTGTTCCCGTTGCTGCTGGCGGAACGATTGCGTTCGGCGCTGAGGTTGAGGTTGGGGCTGCCGGTAAGGCAATCACTCTCGCCTCCGGTAAGGCTGTTGGTAAGGCTGTTGAGGCTGGCACCAACGGTAATGACATTCAGATCGCTTTCTACGGATAAGGGAGGGGAACCATAATGGCTACTGCCTACAATCAGGAATACCCGTTCGGTGCCCCCACTCTCAGCGGGAACAACCTCACGGTTGATCTTATGCTGAAGGAGCCGACCCGAATCAACCAGTACATTTCGGATATTGCGCTGAAGCGTTTCTTCGCTGACCGCATCTTCCGCACTGGTGGAGATGTCAAGGGTGGCGCGCTTATCTACAACCAGCTCACCGCGAACGACCTTTATGGTACGCGTCCGGCGCAGAAGGTTGGACCGGGTGACGAGTTCCCCGAGGCCACCTTTGATCGGCCCGAACCGAAGACTGCGACTGTTCAGAAGCGTGGTCAGAAGTTCCGTGTGACCGATGAGGCCCGTGACCGTAACGATCTCTCCAGCATTGAGACTGAGGGTCGGAAGATCGGCAACGGCATCACCCGCGATCTGCACGCGGAGGCTATCGCGCTCCTTGAGGCTTCGGTTACTGAGACCGGTGCTGCGGTTCAGGTCACCGGTACTTCGTGGGCGGATGCGAAGGCTGCAACCCTTTCGACCACGTCGACTGGTGCTCAGCCTGCCGCTGACTTCGCTGCTGTTGCCCTCAAGGCGGAGCAGACCGAACTGGGTACCGATCCGAACCTGTGGATTGTGAACCCGGCTCAGATGCTGGACTTCCAGGTTGTGTACGGCGACCGGTGGCGTGATGTTCTCGCTAACTGGAACGTTGACATGATCTCGTCCAACCAGGTCACTGCCGGTTCGGCGTACGTGGTTGAGGAGCGCGGTGTGGGTGAGTTCCGCACCGAGCAGCCCCTTCGCACGGTCACCTACCGTGAGGATTCGACTGAGTCCACTGTGGTTCAGACGTCGATCCGCGCACTGTTTGCTGTTACGAATCCGTACAGCATCATCAAGGTTACGGGTCTGGCTGCCTAATGTCTGATATCGAGCGCACTGTTCGGGTCGGGTTGATGACCTACATTGGCCCGAACGGTGCACACACTGTGGCCCTTGAGGGTGCTGTGGTCAAAGTCCATCCGGATCATGTTGCTCGATTCGACAGGCTTAATCGTCTTGCGGGCGAGCCTGAGCCTGAACCTGTTCCTGCGGTGCCTGCCACGGTCGTCAAGCGGCGTCCTGGTAGGCCCCGCAAGGTTGTTGAGGAGAGCTGATGGGTTTCGCGCAACTAACGGATTTGCAGGCTCGGTGGCCGGCGTTGCCGTTGGCGAATGAGTCGGTGGCTGTGCAGTTGTTGGCTGATGCTTCGTTGTGGCTGCGCGCTTGGTTCCCGACCGCTGAGGCCGCGGCTGCGGATAGCGAGGATCTCACTGCGGCGTTGACGATGGTGACGTGTTCGATCGTGAAGCGCGCCATGCTGAACGCCGACCGTGAAGGTTTGACCTCATATGGTGAAACCATCGATGCGTATGCGGAGCAGGTTGTGTTCCGCAACCCGGACGGCAACCTGTACGTGACGAGCGCCGAACGCCAACTGTTGGAAACCTTACTCGGGTTGAATACGGCTGGCGCTGTGTCGCAAACTGCTCGGGGGTTGTGATGTGGCGCAACGGCGAAACAATCACGATCCTTCGGGCTAAGCCGCGGGACAGGTTCGGTGATGGCGGGTTCGATGTTCACCACACGATTGACAATGTGATCATCAAGTGGGGTGGGTCCGAGGATTTGCAGGACATGCGTGAGGGCTCCGAAACAGTTGCCACCTTGTATTGTCCCGCGGGTTCGGATGTTCTGGCGTCTGATCGGATTCAGGTTCCTGATGGTGATGATTACTTCGTCAATGGGAAGCCTGAGCGTCCGCAGGGTGCGTATTCGGGTCGTCAGCCGTATGTGAAGGTGCGTTTGAAGGCGGTGACCTGATGGCTGCCGATGGTTGGGATTACAAGAAGGACTCCTCGGATTCCACGGGTGTGGGTAAGTATCTGCGGTCTTCTAAGGTGCGGTCGTTGATGACTGAGCACGCTGAGATGGCCGTTGCCATGTATCGGGATCGGGTGCGGAAACGCACAGGCGAGAATGCCCGTTCGGTTCGTATTCATACGGAGATGGGCGGCAAGAAGCATGACCGCTGGACCGCCTACGTGACCGCCTACGCACCGCATGCCCTTGCCCGTGAGTTCGGCAACTCCCGCACCAGCAAACCTGAGCACACCTTGCGTGACATTGCGCGTGACCTAGAAGCGGGGTTCTAAATGTTCCCTGACGCGGAAGCTGTGGTGTGTGACTTGCTTGAACAGGTTGCACCCACCGCCACATTCCTCGACAAAGGTTGGGACGATGTCCTCCCTGTCATTCAGGTCAACCGTATCGGTGGTAGCGCGGATTCGATCACTGATGTTGCCCGTATCCAGGTTGCTGTGTGGGCTGAAACCCGCGCCCAGGTTTGGCAGTTGGCTAACCAAATCCGTGACCTGATCCTGTACGCCGGCAACACCCGCGTGAACGGTGTCCTCATCGACTGGACGGAAGAGTCCATCGCGGGGCAGCAGGTTCCCGATGTGGACCCGGATGACCGCAGGGTGATCTCCACGTATCAGTTCGCTTTCAGACGGCACTTCGCCTAACACAAAACACTTTTTAGCCGCTCCCGGTGGGCGGCATTTTTGCATGCCCACATGAATGGAGAATTCAATGGCTTTCGATACTCTTGCTGATTTTCAGGACGAGTTGGTTCGTAAGGTCCTCGCAGGCGCTGTCCTGGTTGCACCTTCGGCTACCGCCCTGCCCACGACCCTGACCACGGGTGCGTCTTCGGCGCTGAATGATTCCGGGTTCACCGGCTTCAAGTCCCTTGGCCGCATTTCGGATGCGGGTCTGTCGGCTTCGGCTGACACCGAGTCCTCGGGCGTTCCCGGCTGGGGTGCCCTGGAGGATGTTCGTACTGACATCATCCGCCGCACTTCGACGTTCGGGTTTGCTTGCCTGGAGACGAAGAAGGAAGTTCTGGCTCTGCACTCGAACCAGGATCTGGATGCGGTTGAGGCTGACGCGACCACGGGCGAGGTTTCCTTCACTGAGTCCACCAAGCCTGACACTCGCTACCAGCGGATGATCCTGCTCGGCGTTGACGGTGAAGGTGACAACGCAATCTACATTGCACGGTTCCTGCCGCGCGCCACCATCTCTGAGGTGTCGGAGCAGACCTGGTCCACCGCTGATGCGCTGGCTTACCAGATGACGGTTACCGCGAAGATCGACTCCACCCTCGGCTATGCAGTGAAGCACCTGTATGGCGGACCGGGCTGGAAGGCCCTGTCGGCGAAGCATGGCTTCGAGACGGCCACGCCGTAACCCTTTAAGCGTTGGTGCCGCCTGTGACTCCCCGGCCAGGCGGCACCAACTTCCAATCCGGGGACAACAACTTTTAAGAGGGAACATGTCGTTTAAGCCGCTCACTCTCATCTCGCCCAGTGGCAACGAGTACGTCACTGACAACGCGGTCGAGTTCAACAACCTGACCAACAAGGGTTACAAGCCGAAGCAGAACATCAAGCCGGCCACTGTGCAGGCGAAGCTCGCTGACCCCAAGTCCGACAGCAAGTAAATTCAACTAAGTCCGGGGAGGACAATCATGGTTGCACCGAAGAAGAAGTCCCGCTGGTCCATCCTCAAGGCTGAGGCCACCAAGGATTACACGGAGAAGGAACCGTACCTGTTTGATGCGGTTGAGCCTCCGATTGAGATCAAGGCCCCCGACACCATCGAGCAGACGTTGGCGTTCGCTTCGCTGCTGGATAACACGGGTTCTGTGTCTGAGCGTGACTTCAAGTCGCTGCTCGCCACGATCTGTGGGGATGCGTTCCCGAAGGTGTGGGCTGTTCTGAAGCGTGAGCCGAATGTGGTGCTGATGCCGTTCATTCAGGAACTCAACGACCACTTCAGTGAACTGCCCGTGGCTGATGATGAGGTGGCTGAGGTGCCGGGAAAAGAATCGGCCTAATCCAACTGCTTGAAAAGTATGCGGCGGAGATCGAGTGGGATCTGCAAACCCATGCGAATGGTGTGGATCTCCTCGACTTCTTCCGCGGCGCACGCCCCTGGGGGCAGTTCTACCGGTTGGTGAAGCATCTGCCGGCGCACGGAAAGTTTAAGGCTGCTCAGGCGAATGATCCTGATCTGGCTAAGGCTGTGCTGGATTCACCTGCTGACGGTTCGCAGGGATTCCCCACGCTGGAGGGGTATGACCTTCAGACGCGCATTGCGATTGCCCAGTTCAACATCCTCAAGATTTTGGATTGGCATTTGTTGCGGGTGAATGGGAATAAGGTTCCGCAGCCTCAGATGTGGGAGTTGCCGCAGACGGCTGTTGAGCGTGAGCAGTCGTATCGGCGGAAGTTGCAGATTGATCGGGCGTTGGCCCTTCTTGGCGTGGAGTGACTGCGCCCTTTCTAGGTTAGGGGTGCCTCTATGGCCGATTTTGTTGCGGGTTCAGCGTCGATCCGCATTTCCCCGGATCTGACGAATTTTCACCGGAAGGTCAAGACTACTCTCCGGGCGGAGCGCATCGAAGCACCCGTCAACGTCATCCCGGACATGTCGAAGTTCGCTGCCCAGCTCAGGACGAAGCTTGAGCGGGTACAGGCGAACCTCAAGATCAATGTGTCACCCGACCTGACCGGGTTTGGCGCGAACCTGCGGGCAAGCCTGCGCTCTGAGCGTAAGAACCTCCAAGTCCCATTGGACCTTGATGTTACGCACGCTCGTGCGCAGTTGGAGGCTTTCAGGGTTGAGGCTGGCCGTGCGATCTCGGTTCGTCTGGATATTGATACAGGTTCCGCTATGGCGCAACTCGCGGCGCTGCGTGCGGCGGTTGAGGCGTTGGGTGCGGGGTCGAATGATGCGGAGTCGGTATCCCGTGGCATAGGTTCTATCGGCGGTGCTTCCTCGCGTGCGCTTAGCCCGATCCGGTTGGCCGGGTATGCACTTGTGGCGTTGGGCGCGGTGAGCCTTGTTCCGCTGATTGGGCAGTTGTCGCAAGCGATGGGTGTTATCTCCCTGCTGCCTGCGGTGGCTGCTTCTGCGGCTGCGGGTATCGCCACGATAGTTATTGGCTCTACGGGCATTGTGGACGCCTTCAAGGCCGGTTCTAAGGCTGCCGATGATGCGGCTAAGAACTCGGCGAAGGCGGCGAAGCAGGCTCAGCAGGACGCGAAGGCTCAGGCTTCCGCGCAGAAGGCTGTGGAGTCCGCCCATCGCGGCGTTGCCTCAGCGCAGCGTGGAGTTGAGAACGCGGCCCGTGGCGTTGAGGACGCTGAGGATGGTGTTGCACGCGCTGAGCGTGGTGTGCAGCAAGCCCAGAAGCAGTCCGTTAAGGCGCAGCAGGATCTTACGCGTGCCCGTAAGGACGCGCAGGAACAGATTGAGGATCTGAACCTGTCCCTCAAGGGCAGTGCGATTGATGAACGGTCCGCCGTTGCTGCGGTGAAGCGTGCCGAACAGAACCTGCGGGAACTCGGCAAAGATGGGGAACCCGTCCTCGCGATTGATGTCGAAGAAGCTGTCATCGGTGTTGATGAGGCTAAGCAGCGGTTGGACGAGGTCCGGGAACGCAATGGCGATCTGCGGGCTGAGGCTGAGGCCGCGAACAGGGCCGGCGTCGAGGGTTCCGAGCAGGTGGTTGCGGCCAACGAGGCTGTCATTGAGGCGGATCAGGGTGTTGCAGACGCCCGTAAGGGTGTGGCTGATGCTCACCAGGGTGTTGCTGATGCACAGTTGGCGGTCCTCGATTCTCAGCAGTCCCTGTTGGATGCGCAGCAGAACCTCACGGATGCACAGGTTGCGGCGACTGAGGCCACGTCGGCTTCCACTGACGCGATTGATGAGTACGCCGATGCGCTGGCAAACCTGTCCCCGAATGCTCGGCAGTTTGTTGAGGACACCCGTGCACTTGGTGGTGCGTGGAATGACCTGCGTTTGCAGGTTCAGGACAACCTGTTCCAGAACCTGGGGCAAACCCTCACTGATTTCGCGAACTTCGCCCTGCCGACCCTTAAGGGTGGTTTGAGTGGTATCGCAACCGAGATCAACCTGGGCCTGCGTCGCGCTATCGCGGATTTGTCCACTGAGTCCACGAAGTTGGATTGGACGAAGATCCTCGAGAACACGCGTCTGGCTATCGGCCCCCTGATTGATGGATTGTCGAACCTGTGGGGTTCGCTGACGAACATCGCCGCGATTGGCTCCGAGTTCCTTCCAGGATTCGGCAAGTCCTTCTCGGATGTGATGTCGGAGTTCAGGGCTTGGACCGAGTCCCCGGATGGGCAGAACAAGATCCGCGACTTCATGAATGACTCCATACGGGCGCTGGGTGAAATCAAAGACCTGTTCGTTGAGGTCGGGCGTGTTGTTGGCGGGCTGTTCTCAACGTCCGATGAGGCCGGCAAGTCGATGATCCAGAGCCTGACGGACACGATGCGCGAGTTTGCGGATTGGATGCGTACCGCTGAGGGTCAGGAGCGGATGAAGAAGTTCTGGGAGGACGTTCGTTCGTCTGTCACAGACATTCTGAACCTGGTGAAGTCTGCGACTCTGTTGACTGACAAGATCCAGAGGATTGTTGATGTGGTCTACCCGTTTGAGGGTAGTGCCACCGATGCGACTCCGAAGAACCTGTCGTCGTATGGCAAGGCGCTTGGTATTCCGAGCCTGGGTCCGCTGTCCGAGGGCGCTCTTGGTATGGGCATGAACAACTTCAAGAGGGTTTGGGGTTGGGGTGCCGGGATCTTCGGTGGCGGAGACGCGCCGTCTGGTCCGGCTTCCGCGGGCAACATGGGCATGACCCCCGAGGACACTTTACAACGGTTGAACATCCCCTCTGGCGGTGGGCGTTCGGCTGGCATGAAGGTTACCCGGGATGAGTGGATTGCTCTGTTCGGCAATGCGGAAGAGTTTGATCGCATCCTTGACGAGCAGACCGCGAAGCAGAATCAGAGCCTGTCGGATTCGGAGAGCAACTACCGCACCTTCGCATCCAATGTCACGTCCATCCTTGATGGTCTGACTGCGGGTGGGTTCACCAACTTCACCAACGCACTCGACACTTTGGGTAAGAAGATCTTCGGTACTACTGAGGATGGGAAAACCAACTGGGGCAACATGGGTACCCGCTTCGGCGAGGTAGTCACCAACCTGGTGGACACGGTGTTCCCGGGATTCCAGAACGGCTTGCAGAAGGCAAAGGACTTCGCCGGCGCGGTCGTTGAGGGATTCAACGGCGACTGGTCGAGGCTCAAGGGCTACGCGATGGAGCCGATCAACTGGATCATCGAACACGTCGTTAACGGTGCACTGAAGAACGCATGGAACGCTGTCGCTTCCGTCATTCCCGGTTTGAAGACTTGGGAGGGTATGGCACCGATCGACATTGGGCAAACCAATGATGGTGCAGGCAAGGGCGGCAACGACAAGCAGCTTGCGGGCTACCACACTGGTGGCATCATCCCCGGTTACACACCGGGTAAGGACACCACGGTTATTGGTGTTGGTGGCGGCGAAGCTGTTATGCGCCCTGAGTGGACCCGTGCGATGGGTGCCGACTATGTGAACCAGATGAATGCTGCGGCCCGTCAGGGTGGCGTTGATGGTGTTAAGCAGCGCATGCAGTACTTCAATCAGGGCGGCATTGTTGAGTCGATGACTTCTGCTGTGCAGGAGAAGTTCGGTCCCAGCATGGAGATGACGTCTGGTCTTCGGTTCACGGACAACGGCTACCACAGCAAGGGTATGGCCGCGGACTTTTCGGATGGTTCGGCTTCAACGCCTGCTATGCGTCAGTTGGCTGGCTGGATTGCGGATAACTTCGCAGGCAGCACCATTCAGCTTATTCACGATCCGTTTGACCGCAACATCATGGATGGGGCGTTCGTCGGTGACGGGTACGCAGCGTATGGGGCTGGGACGATGGCCGAGCACAACAACCACGTTCACTGGGCTTCTAACGGAATGTTGGGTCCTGGTGGCGCTGTTGGTTCAGCCGATGGTGGCGGCATCCTGGGTAGCGCTAAGCGTGTTCTGGGTAGTGCTGTTAACTCGGCGCGGTCTGCTGCGGCTTCTGCTTTCGAGGCTGCTGCTTCGGCTGTGGGCTCGAACATCCCGGACTTTGGTCCGTCGATGATGGGTCAGCTTCCGAAGGCTGCGTTCACGGGCATCAAGGATGCGATGACTGCGGCTATCCGTGGCGCGAACAGTAGTAGTTCGGGTTCGACGGATGCGGGTAACACCCCGTTCGATCTGAGTGCGGGTGTTGAGCAGTGGCGCGGCAAAGTCATTGAGGCTTTGAAGCGTGAAGGGTTCGACCCGTCTGAGCGGAACCAGCAGCTGATGTTGGCGCAGATGCAGACTGAGTCTGGCGGTAACCCGAACATTGTTCAGGGTGTGCAGGACGTGAACTCGGGTGGCAATGAGGCTGTTGGTCTCATGCAGGTTATTCCGGGGACGTTTGCTACTTACCGCAACCCTGAACTGCCGAATGACCGCACCAACCCGGATGCGTCGCTTAGTGCGGCTCTCCGCTGGTATCGCGCTAGGTACGGCGATGACCTGGGTCAGATGTGGGGTCAGGGGCACGGTTACGCCAACGGCGGCATCATCCCCGG